TGGGTGCAAGCAATCATTGGCTGTAGTATTGCAAGCGGAATTGTTATACTTAGATTCATTACTACGCAACCTCTAAGCGAGAAATGACGCTATGGCTATTGACTGGAATAAAGTGATATCGGCAGAAGTTCTAACCACTAGTTGTGCGCTTATTTTCGCAGGTGGCGTAGCTTATGCGACTCTAGCCAATGGTCAAGAAACAGCAGACTTGCAAATCAAACAACTTCAAGAACGTCAGACTGCAATGCAGGCATCAATATCCGATATCCAGAAAGACACAGCAGTTTTGAACTCAGATCAAAAGCACATCCTTAAGATGGTCGAGGAGCAGAGGCAGGATATTCGCCAGATACTCAAACTGATGCAAGAGAACAGGGTGGAAAAGTGATCGCAGAGCTTGCCGCTTTCAATGCCGCCTTTGGTGTTGTTAAGGAGTTCGTAGCGAACGGCAAAGATCTGTCTGATTGTTTTGGTTTCATCGGTCAGATGACCACAGCCAAAGAAGATTTAAAGTTAAGGCAAGCAAAGAAGAATGGCTTTACGAGTGATGCTGAAGAATTCGCCGCACTGGAACAGATCAAACAAGCCGAAGACGAGCTAAGAGAATTGATGCAGTATTACGGTCGAGCAGGTCTATGGGATGACTTTGTAAAGTTCCAAGCAGAAGCTCGCAAGGCTAGGTTGTTAGAGCGTAATGAGAGGATTAAAAAGATCAACCAACGCTGGCAGTATGCAAGTCTTATCGTTGCTGGCTGTCTTGGACTCATTGGTGTGTACGCTATCTTCGTGGTGGCTAGTGCAATGGCGGGAAGTTTTTATGCTACAAATTCTTGGTAAGATATTAGGCTCAGGTGATGTTGTTCAGAAGGGCTTACAGCTCATTGATGACATGCACACCTCAACCGAAGAAGAAATTCAGGCTAAGTCCAAAGCTAAGACAGACTTACTACAAGCCTACGCCCCGTTTAAAATCGCCCAGCGTTACTTGGCATTGATGTTTGCTGTTACTTTTCTGTCCTCTTTCCTGCTTGTTCTAACAATGACTCTGCTCGGCGAAGGTGACATAGACGCAGTGAAGCAAGTTTTGGGTGACTTCTACATTGGCGAAATTATGTTGACGATTGTGTTCTTCTATTTTGGTGGTGGTGCATTCGAAGGCGCAATGAAGAGCAGAGTTAAATGAACTACCTTATCGACATGATAAAGCAGCACGAGGGACTGCGGTTAAAGCCCTATCACTGCACTGCGGGTAAGCTAACTATTGGCTACGGCAGAAACATAGAAGACCGCGGCATAACAGACGACGAAGCTGAATATATGTTACGTAATGACATACAGCTCTGCTACCAAGAACTGGATTGCTTCTCATGGTTTAGAGACCTCGACGAACCCAGACAGTATGCTCTTGTAGACCTGTGCTTCAATATGGGGTTACCCAGCTTATTGACGTTCCGCAAAGCATTGGCTGCGATGGCTGAAGGGCTATATGACAAAGCCGCTGACGAATTCCTAGACAGCAAGTGGGCGAAACAAGTTGGTAAGGCAAGGTCTACGAAAATTACGGAAATTATCCGTACAGGCAAGCTCCAGTGATAAAGGTGCGGGCAGATGGAAAAACCACTACTCACCCGCCAAGAAGCATTAAACATCGGGTATTCACGGTACTTCACAGGTAAACCCTGCAAACACGGACATGTAGCCGAACGCTACGCAACAAGCCGACAATGCGTAGAATGTAATGTGGTTAGATGGAAAAACGAACCCATCGAGCGCCGCAGGCAGTACTGGAAAAATTACTATACAGAAGAAGTTAAAACCCGTCGTACTGAAAAAGCAAAACAACGCCGAAACCTGAACCCCTACAAAAGAAAACGGCACAGGTCAGAATACAAACGACGTATACGACAAGCGACAATTAAGAGCAGGCAAGATAGGATAAAAGTCAAAGCGATGTACTTAAAAGCCCAGCAGATGACAATTGACTCGGGTATAGAGTACCACATAGACCACATCATACCTTTAGCGCACCCAGACGTGTGTGGACTACATACCGCATGCAACCTACAAATAATACTCGCTAGAGAGAACCGCGAGAAAGCCCAGAGTTTCGACCCTGCAGAACATGAATTTGTAGCAGAAAAATCTTGACTGATATGGTAGTCTAGGTATAACAACTACTGTATATTACCAAAATAACGCCGTGAGGTACGCTATGAAAGCTAGTTATAGTCCTAACAACGCCAACAACGGTATAGTAGAACCTGCTCATGCAGTAGAAGTTGTGTGTGCAAACTGTGGTTTTGACCTCGACGAAAACGAACTGCAAGCTGATACCTGTGCCGATTGTGGTACCCCTCTGAACCTAAAGCAAAGTGTGTCTATACAAGTGACAACTTTACCGCCCGTGTTCGGCGGCTCTATGTGATGGACTGATTATGCCGCTGAAAAAACTCCTCTTAAAATCCGGCGTAAACCGAGAAAATACTCGCTACACAAGCGAGGGCGGTTGGTACGAGTGCGATAAAATACGTTTTCGTCAGGGTACGCCCGAAAAAATAGGTGGTTGGCAGCGTATATCAACGGGTACGTTTTTGGGTATTTGCAAGTCGTTGTGGAGTTGGGTGACGTTAGGTAGCCTGCAACTTATTGGTGTGGGGACTAATTTAAAGTTCTACATCGAGCGCGGAGGCGCGTACAACGACATAACACCTATCCGAGCTACAGTTGCATTGACAGATCCGTTTGAGACAACCGTTGGTTCTTCTATCATCGAGGTAACTGACGCAGCAGGTGGATACGCTGACGGAGACTTTGTTACGTTTAGCGGGGCTACGGCAGTCGGTGGTATAGGTGCAGATACGCTGAATCAAGAATATCAGATCACCTATGTTGAGGGTAGTTCATACACAATAGATGTTGGTACTAACGCGACGTCCAGCGCTACGGGTGGTGGGAGCGTATCAGCAGCTTATCAGATCAATATAGGCCCTGCGTTTACCGTCCCATTGACAGGTTGGGGATCGTCTTTTTGGGGATCGGGTACTTGGGGATTTGGGTTAGAGTCAACAGAAAGTATACGTTTGTGGAGCCAGTCTAACTTTGGAGAAGACCTCATATTCGGTCCTCGTGGTGGTGCGATCTACTACTGGGATGCCACTAATGGCACTACTACTAGAGGTGTACTACTATCAAGTTTGTCTGGCGCATCCGACGTGCCCACAGTGCAGAACTACATCCTTATATCGGACATCAGTCGGTTCGTGTTTTGTTTTGGGACAAACCCAATAGGTTCCGCCACCCAAGATCCTATGGTAGTTCGATGGTCTGACCAAGAAGACGCGACAAACTGGACCCCCGCAGCGACGAACCAAGCAGGTAGCCTACGATTTTCTAGGGGCACAGAGATTGTAACCGCTGCTCAGTCTCGTCAAGAAGTATTGGTTTGGACTAACTCTTCGCTTTACTCTATGCAGTATGTGGGTGCTCCCGAAGTATGGACGGCTCAGCTAGTTGGCGAAAACATATCTATTGCATCTCAGAATAGTGTGGCATATGCCAACGGTGTAGCGTATTGGATGGGGCGAGATAAATTCTATAAATACGACGGACGCACCCAACCTTTGGTATGTAATTTACGTAAGTTTGTATTCGATGACTTAAACTCTGCACAGTACGATCAAGTATTTGCTGGTACAAACGAGAGTTACCACGAGGTTTGGTGGTTCTATTGCTCTAATGATTCTACGACGATAGACAAATACGTCATATACAACTACGTAGAAAACGTTTGGTACTACGGTACTATGGCACGAACTGCATGGCTTGATTCTGGACTGCGGGACTACCCACTAGCGGCGACATACAGTAACAACCTAGTTAACCACGAAATCGGTGTAGATGACGCCGAAACCGCTACCCCACAGGCAATACATGCCTACGTCGCGTCTGCTGAGTTTGACCTTGATGATGGACATCAGTTTGCATTTATTTGGCGGATGTTGCCGGATATGCGGTTTGATGGATCTACCGCGGAGAATCCCAGTGCCGTTATGACATTGCTACCGCTAGCGAATTCAGGGGCTGGATATAACTCTCCCCTATCAGAAGGCGGGTCTAACACAGGTACGGTAATACGTACGACAACAGTGCCGATTGAGCAGTATACAGGGCAAGTAAACGTCCGAGTTCGTGGTAGGCAGCTAGCTATAAAAGTAGAGTCTACCGACCTTGGGGTAACATGGCAGTTAGGTTCTCCGCGAGTTGACATGCGGCCTGATGGCAGACGTTGATCTATGGCTAACGATATTCAGAAAATTGAGCCCCCAGCACTACCCCTAGCTCCAAGTGCGTACGACCAAGGTTACCAAGATCAGAGTAACAACGTTCTGCGTTTGTTCTTTAACCGCCTGATTCGTATGCTACGTAACGTACTGTCCACGGATGATGGAGGTAAGTTCTTATATTTTCCTCGTGGTTTGTTCTACAGCACAACTAACCAGACGGCAGCGGCTACAAGCACTGGGTATCCTGTAGAGTTTGAAAACACGTACATAGGTAACGGTGTATCTATCGGTGGTGTAGATAACACTAGAATTACTGTTACTGCCGATGGTGTATATAACTTCCAAGTAACTTTAGAATTTCGACACACGAACTCATCTGATGTAACTGTGTGGACTTGGATCAACAAAAACGGCACTGATGTGCCCTATGGCGGACAAAAGCAGTCAATCAAAGGTAACGCAGATAGGGCGGTGTATTGGAATTTTAGCATTGACTTGATCGCTAACCAGTATATTGAGATGTATTGGGCAGTAGACGACATAACAGCTAGTCTGCATACAGAAGCTGCAACTTCCCCACACCCCGGTATCCCATCTGCTGTACTGGCTGTATCTTTTGTGAGTAATTTATAATGTATTGGCTACCCGGAAGAGTTAAAGGTGAAGGTTCTTCACTAAAAGTAGTAGATTATGACCGTGACAATAAAATAGTCACTTTTGACGATGGGTCTACACTTAACACTGCCACGAACGAATATACACCGCCAACAGATCCACAAGAACCCGATGTTTACTGGGGTGAGTTAGATTCTACTAAAAGCGATTTAGCAAACGGAATACTTGTATATACGTCTGGTATAACTTCAAACTCATTCACAGGAGAGGTTACATATCCCGATGAGTATCCAGCTGACGTCGAATATCAAGCGACTATGCCGGAACTTTTGGCGTATATGGACGCTAATCCTGAGTTATTTGACCCAGATAACTTTAGATTTGACAGAAACGGAAGGTATGGACAGGCATACTCAAATTATTTATCCGCACAACAAGCGCCTAAAGTAGCTCAGTACTTCGATGCGTGGGAAGAGCTACTATCTAATCCTATTGAAGCTGGCGGGAATATAAATAATAGAGATGACGTATTTAATACGCTGTTTGAAGACGCGTTTGGGTATCCTCCCGGCCCACAAAACCTATATGGCGTATTCAGCCTAACAAACGAAGAGATTAGTAATATAGCTGATCTACCTGAGTTTCTTTCTATGTACGACGGGTTTGGATACTACGATCCAGATGCGCCTGACCTTATAACCTCAGAAACCGTATCCGAGGCGTACTGGACTCTACTCAGTGGAGATGGTCCTGAAGCTGCATTATCTGAGTATTACGGCACCGACGTAAAATTAGGCGACACTACAGGAGCAGATTACACCAATATCGGTAAATATGGGGACATGGGCGAAGAGGAGTTTAGGCAGTTCCAGTCCATAATGAAGCCGATTTTAGAGTTTTCTGTACCCTATGTAATGCTATCCCAAAGCGTGGACTACAACTCCGCACTTGAATACGTCTATTCACACGACCCTATGGCCGCTGCTGTATACCACTTATATGGTGTTGACCTATACCGACAAACGAGTGATGGCTCTACGTACATATACGACCCTATTATAGGACAAGAAATACGTACCCTTGAGGTAAAAGATCCTAACTTCGGTGATATATGGCCTAAAGTAGCTGAAGTGGCATCTTATGTTGCGGTTACCGCTGGTTTAGGTCAAGTTTTTAGTTCTATGTATGCGGAAGCTGGGTTATCTGCTACTTCAGCCGCAGCTAGCTCGACAACGGGCGGGGTTACTGTAACGAGTATACCTGCAGCCAGCGCTGCTGGTACAGTGCAAACCGGTTCTGCTGCTTCGATTGCGGGGCGAGCCACAGCCGCTGCTCTTATTTCCGCTGCACGAGGTGGTACGGTAGGGGATGCTTTTAAAGCCGCTGTTATGGCAGGGGGTAGTGATTTTCTAGCAAATAGCGACATCGTTAAATCTACAGTAGACTCATTAAAAGGGTATCTGGGGATACCTGCTGAGGTAGAAATTGAACTTGTATTAGACAACCCCGTAACCCAAGCAGCGGCTAGTGGGGCAGCTTCTGTACTGTCTAATATCGGTGACGTAATATTTACTGGGAAAGCAAGTTCAGGTGCAAGCGCGGGGGTGTTTTGTATTGCTCCTCCATGTGAACCCGGAACTATATTTGTAGGTAATGCGCTTAGTAGTCTTACTTCAGACGAAGCGATCCAACAAGTAATACTAGCGGGTACTCCCGGAACTTCTGCCGCAGGGGCTGCAGCAGGCATTACACCAGAGCAGTTTTGGGACGAGTTCAAAAATCAGTGGTATAACTACAAACCCGAAGACGGTGAAACCACAGACCCTAATGCAAACTTGCCGGGGTTTGAGATCTTACCTAATGACAGTGAGCCATTAAAACTAGCAAAAGCTCTTGCAAACTCGTTTAACGATGCTATCTTCCCCCAAGTTGCGTATAACAAAAACACAGGTGAGTGGGAAGAAAGTTACCAATTAAGTAACTGGCTCCAAGAAAACGTTCAGAAGTTTGCGGATGATATCGACGAAAACGTACTAGGCGCTGCAAAAGAGTTTCTCAAAAAAGAAGTCGATAACGCTGAACAGACTGGAGATCGCACGCGTTTAATGTGGTCTACCGTTGCTATTAACACAGGCGGTGAGATGCTCAAGTGGTTAAATACCACGTTCACTTCAATGGAAAAGTACGACCCAAATACGCCTTTGGGTAAGTTCGCAAATGACCTGCAAGGACTAGCAGAAGCCGCGCAGCCTGCCGATTTTAAAGCTCGTGTAGAAGAGATGGACGCGGCGTACGCTAACGCAGACAGTATCTCAGGAGCGGTATCTGCGCTGTATGGGTCATTTGAAGAAACTCCAGCTGATTTTTTCTACCACTATCTGGCTGGGGAAGTCGCAGAAGAAGCGTCTCAATTTGCTATATCCGCTATTGCAGGTGGTGCAGCGGGTGCGGCCTCTTATTTCAGAAATCGTGGGGAAACCTTCGCTAAGAAAGTAGCTAAAGAAGCTTCTCAACAAGCGGCGTTAACCGCTGATATGCTCGCTGGCTGGATTGAAGGTTATGGCGGCGAAGCAGCGGGTGCGTATGAAGAAGCAAAAGCACTGGCTTTAAAGCAAGGTATGACTGAAGAAGCCGCTGAAGAATACGCGCAGACCCTCGCCAACCAAGTTGGTATGACATCCGCTATTTCTGAGATGGCTAGCAGTGCGTTGGGGCTTGATGCTATTACGAACTTTATTGCGGGTAAACGTGGCGAAGGTTCTGCGGCTATTCAATTCGCCATAACCACAGCACTAGAGGGCGCAACAGAAGCTGTTCAGGGTGGTATTGTAAGCTTAGTTAAAAACTGGGGGTTGAGTGATATTGACCCTACTCGGAACGTTAGTCTAGAAGTAGGAAAAGACGCACTACTAGAAGGTCTACTAGGTACAGTTATTGGCGGTGGTGTTGGCGGTATACAGATTGTAACTGATGCCGTTAAGTCAAACATCAAGGTTCAAGAAGAAATTGGACAAGCTACAATAGATAACCCTAACGATCCAGCCGCTGCCGCACGAGCTTTACAAACTACGTTTGATAGCCCCGATAGTTTCTACAACCAAGCAATGAAAGACCTGAACATCGTGTTTGGGGAAGGCTTTGGCGCTGCTGTAAACGCTATGAGCAGTAATGACATACTAAATAGTGTATACGACGAGGGACACACATCTACTGAAGAAGTTACGGATGCGTTTAAGCAACTTGGGTATGAGGGGTTTACACCAAGTTATGAAGATATACTCAATATTTTAAACGGATCGTACAACGACAGTACCATACAAAACGCGGTGCTAGACTACGCAGATCCTTTGTTTACAGACAGAAACGAAGTACTAGCCGCTGCTCAAGATGCAGGAATTACGTTAACAGAAGATCAGATTAATGACCTCGTAGGTCGCGGTAACGATGCCGATATTGGTACCCAGATAGCTGGATTACTTCCAGACCCTAATAACCCCGATCCAAGCATTGCCTATTATGATGACGTTAATGGTGTTTTCTATTATGCAAATGGCACCGTATACGACGTGAGGAATCAAGAATTTTCTTCCGGTACTGTTAATCCTGACGGTACAATATCTTATGATAATGGTGCTACATATAACCCAGATACGGGCGAGTTTACAGGTACCAATATGGACGCACAAGATTGGTTTGGTAGTGCTAGCGATGCCGATAAAGGTGTTGCAAATACATTATGGTCGCTATACCAACAAGCAGTAAATTCCGGAGATACAAATACTGCGAACGGATTTTTAGATATATACCGTAACCTTACTGGTGTAGATACTCAGCCACCAGATTATGTAGAGCCTACTGATGGTGGGACTACTCCTGATGGTGGGACTACTCCTGATGGTGGGACTACGCCTGATGGCGGTGTAGACTTTACTGATGTCCTAAACCTACTTAATCAACTACAGAATAATGGTGCCACACAAGCAGACGTAGATAACCTTCGTACCGAACTAATAGGGTTGTTGGCTGATGTAGCGTCTCAAGCATCTGTAGACAAAGTACAAGAAACAGTCGACGAAATACTTAGTTCTTTAGACGGGGTAGCACAAGAAGCCACTCTTACCGCGTTTAGAGATGAACTATATGGCATGATCGACGGTCTTGCTACTCAGTCTAGTGTAGATTCTCTAGCGACAAAAGTAGATGAGTACGAAGCTGCTGGACTAAGCAGAGATGAAGCGCTAGCTAAAGCCATAACAGACCTATCTACTGATCTAGGGGTTTCACTAGAAGAAATAGCCGCTGCAGTAGCTGCTAACACGGAAGCCCTTAGTAATATCGGAGTCACTGTTGACGAGATAAACACTACAGTTACTAATATCCAAGAAACTTTAGGTACTTTAGCTACCCAAGAGAGTGTAGACACACTTAGTGAGTTAGTTGCTGAATATGAAGCTGCTGGCTTAACTAGAGACGAAGCACTGGCTCAAGGACTTAGTGATCTAGCTAAACAACTAGGTACAGACGTAGAAACCTTAGCTGCTGCTATAGGTGAGAATGCAGATGCCTTAGCTGCTTTAGGTACAACTACAGATGAGCTAGCTACTGCAGTTACTAATATCCAAGAAACTTTAAGTACTTTAGCTACTCAAGAAACTGTAGATGCCTTAGCTGACTTAGTAGCAGCTAATGAAGAAGCTGGCTTAACTAGAGACGAAGCTCTATCTACTGCACTTAGTGATCTAGCTGAACAACTAGGTACAGACGTAGAAACCTTAGCTACTGCTATAGGTGAGAATGCAGATGCCTTAGCTGCTTTAGGTACAACTACAGATGAGCTAGCTACTGCAGTTACTAATATCCAAGAAACTTTAGGTACTTTAGCTACTCAAGAAACTGTAGATGCCTTAGCTGACTTAGTAGCAGCTAATGAAGAAGCTGGCTTAACTAGAGACGAAGCTCTATCTACTGCACTTAGTGATCTAGCTGAACAACTAGGTAC